CTCCTTACGATCTCTATACTTGTGTTTTCTTTTTGTCATCTTAAAAATTACTCCATTACACTATCAAATAAAGCTGTGTCATTTGAAGGCTTGTTAGGTTCTTCTTCGTTGTCATCATCAGATAGTTCAGAAGAATCAATCTCAACTTGTCGGCCTGTGTTCCTATCATATTGAAGGTATGAAGCAGGGCCAGTATCACCACTGAATCTATTCTTTAAGACACGAATTAAAGTAGTGTTACGTATCTCTTCGTCTTCATTCTGAGAGTCACGTTCTAAACCAAGAACCATATCAGATAGCTGTGCGATACCTTGACTGCCTCTAAGATGACTAAGAGCTACTTGGCTACCACCTTCATGGCCATCACCCGATATTCTTTTAAGGTGAGTAACTACTCCAAGATGTATGTTAAGTTCTTGTACAAGCATACGTAACTTAGTCATTACCTCATCAATAGCTCTTCGTTCGTCACCAAATTCTTGAGATGAAACTATAATAGATATGTGATCAAGGAATATAAACTTACAGTCCAACCCCTTTGCCATAAATCTTACCCGTGACAGAAGCTGATCAATACCCCATGAACCAAAGTGATCAAACAAGAACACTCTTCTGTCCATTGATAAGGTATCAAAGGCTTCTTTAAATTCTTGATCACTGTATTCACATGTCGGTAGATGCATAGGCTTGTTAGCATGTATGCCCATGAGAGCTAGACCTGTGCGTCTAACACTTTCTTCTAAGAACAACATACCTACATTAAATTTACTTTGCGTAAGCACATGATAAGCCAACTCTCTTACCGTTGTAGACTTACCTGCACCAGTACCAGCGGCAAAGGTACACAGCTCACCTAAACGCATACCGTATGTTAGTTTCTGAAGACCCTCCCACGGGTAATCGACAGCAATTATATCTTCCTTTTCATTAAGAGAGTCCCACATATCAGAAAGACAAACGATACCTTCAGGTGTGTATTGTTTCTTATTGTTAAACCATTCTGAAACAAAGTCTTTTGATTTGTTTACCTTTAGATATTCACAAGGATCTTTTAATGCTGTTGTAAGAATGTGACATTTACCGGGAGTAAACAGATCAGCAACATCTTGTGCAGCTTTCATCCCTACCTTGTCGGAGTCAAAACAGATGACCACATTATCAAAAGAATCTAAGAACTCAAGAGATCGTTTACAGTCTTTAAGGCCAGACCCTGCACCATTACGTATAGACACAACAGGATAGTTACCTAACATCTGATGAGCGGCCATCGCGTCTAACTCGCCTTCACATATAGTGATGAACTTAGAAGGGCTACCAAACAGCTGTTGTCCAAACAAACTTGTAACAGGCCAGCTACCTGATGTACGAAAGTCTTTTTCAACTACATCCCTAACCTTATAAGCGGCTAGTTTATTACTTTTATCGTAATAAGGATAGTTATGATGGGTTACTGTACCGTCTTCATTTTTAGTGATAGTGACGTTGTATTTCTTACAGGTTTCTAATGTAATACCACGATCAGTTAAAGCAGAGAAAGATCCTTGCTGTGTCGTTATTGTATTATCTCGTATTGTAGACGCTACTGATGTAGCCATATCGTTTTCTCCATTACTTGTTTGTTTATCTTTTGAATAGGTATGACAGGCAAAGCACCACCCAGTACCGTCATCGTACTGGGCGTTAGCGTTTGATGACCCACAATTAGGACACGCTTCATGCTTTTTGAATACACCCATTACTGTGAATCAAAGGCATTTTTTAAATGATAACTTGCATCAACAAGTTTACGGTACTCCGACATGTACATATCACCATCACAATCTCTTGATTGTCCTACTGGTTCACATATCATCGGACTGATCCTGCGAATGAATTCAATAGGATCAATCTTGTCTTCATCCCAACTCCAATAAACAGTTTTAGACTGTGCTAATTGTCTTTTAAGTTTAACTATTTCGCGTCTAAGAATTGAAGTCTCTTTAGTAGGTATAGGCATAGTTTCTCTCCTTTAAATGCTTTGGTTTACGTTGATAGCCACCCTTTCCTTTCTTTGAAGGGATAACTTTTTTAGACAAGGCTCTTAGCCATTGCCATGAAGGATCACGTTTCTTCTGTGTCACCCTTACATTCCTTTAAATCTAAAAGTTTATAGAACTCAGATGGATCTTTCGAGAATTCACCTGAGTTACAGATGATACAAGAAATGGGTTCTTGTTCTACTAAGTGGGTGTATCCACAGTTCATACAAGACCACACCGCATCAACCATCTTCACTCTCCTTTTCTTTCGGTAAATACACATCTACAATAGATTCACATTTAGGGCAACTTAAATTTGTAACCATACAATAAGTTTCGTCTTCGTCACTTATATCGTGATCACAGCCCCAAATTAATTCAGTTTGACAATTCCAACAGTTCATAACGGTAACTCTGTCTGTTTTTTGTCATCTTCCTTCTTACTAAATGAAAATTTTACAGTCAAAGTATCACCATCAAGGTCAAAGTTTATGATTTTATAGGTTATACCAGTACCTAATACATTCTCATATAAACAGTTAAGTAGTTCTTCTTTAGTCATGTGACCAAACTTATTGTAGTCAAACATCTTCCTTCTCCTTCCATACTCTTAGTCGAATATAAAATCCATTTCCTTCACTATCCCAATTATAATCAAAGTTCTCACCGTAATGTTCTTGTAGAACACCAATTAACTCATGTTCAAAGTCTTTATTCATCTTGCTCTCCAATCTGTAACAAATTGTAACTAAATTTGTTTATGTTTATTTTTTTTGTTTTTAAACGGTAATGAATTTCGAATCGACCTGTTACATAAACCTCGAAATTTCTCCCGTCAAGCGATACTTTCGTGTCGGGGTTATTTTTTTTTATTTTGTGATAAAAATACCACATTTTAATTTATTTATAGAATATATGATCTCCGATGATCTCAAGTGGTTGTTTTCTCAGGCTCCATTTAGGGTCAACCGATAGTGAATGATAGAATAAAGCACCGCCAGTCTGGTCTGATGCAACACCATATAAAACCATCATGGATACGTGTAAAGACCACCTGTAAGCATCTTTATCCGTTGGAATATCAGACAGTCCATCACAGTACCAGCTGAACTGACACTTGTTTTTTATCATGTGTCCTTGTTTAGTTATATATCCCTGTTTCACTACAGAACAGATATCATCTGGATATTTATCACTTTTAACACGGTTTAAAACCACGCTATTTACGGCAATTTGTCCATCAATAGATTGATTTCTGGCCTCAAAATACATATTCAAGGCCAGACATGTCAAAGCTGACTCAATCAACATTAGTTTTTAACTCCATATCGCCTAAGTAATCTTTGTATGCTTTTTTACGCATGTAGTCGTTCCACCACCATGCTGGCATAACGTTATACTTCATTTCATAACCATTTTGCCATTCAAAATAGTCCATTTTATCTGAGAATAATTTGTTCATGTTTATCACCCTTTCCATAATTAAATAAGTGTTCATATGGGCAATCTGTAATGTTACACGGCATTACAAAATCTTTAGGTCTGCCCAGTTTACGTATTAGTTTTATACTACATATCTTACAATTGGTTCTTCGCGGCATATGAGATTTAACTGGGACACCTTTACAATGCCCCAGCCCTGTATGGTTAAATGTTTAATTACCAACAACTAAAACTGTTAATAATATTACGATGATCCAAGACAACCAGATAATTACATTATTATGCATAATCTATACCGACACCGAATGACGTTCTAAAGTCTTAAACGTTTCAGAATTTAACCATCTACCCACCTGTGCTTGGCGGTTAAATGAGGTCACACCATCGTGGTTATTTCCAGTGTTACGGGTAGGAAAACGTCCGTCAAAATGTGACGCATAGTTGGTCAAAGTGGATACAACAGCCCAGAGATTATTACCTCTAACACTTATTTCTTCTTTATATTGATCCTGTAATCTTTCAGCATTACGTTCTGAAATACCTTTGAGATTGTTAAAGAAGTCATTCACATATGGAGTCAATATAGTCGTTTCCGCATATCTTTGGTACTTTTCAATGTCTGAATTAAAGCGAACCAAACCTTTTGATACGTTTCCGATAAATGATTTTAAATCGAATCCGCTTGTTCGCTTTTGCGATGATGTATCATAATCACCAGATATTAATCCATTACTGCAAAATGTATCAATGTTACCAATAATAATCTTACAACGGGATGATCCATCAAAACAATTCCAGCCAATAACACGAAAGTTTAAGCTGGTTTTATGTCTGCTTGTTTCAATAGTTTTAGCTAATGATGGAAAGTGATATTCCCGTATTGATACTGCGCCTTGATGTGATGCACTATCTTTGACCTCCATAGTGTCCATGACAATAGGGTCAAAGTAATCTGTCAGCTGGTCCTCAATACCACTGAAAAAATGATCATTTTGAACCAGTGTATAACTATTCTCTTTGAAAATACCAAGACAATCATCAGTATCAGTTCGAAATACGCCCTGATAATCACCTGCTCTTTTAGTTATAAAATCACCATACAATGGTGGAGAAACATTATCTAATTGTCTCTCATTGCTGTACAGATTACGCATCTCAGTATTAAACATTAAGTCTGTGTTTTCTTGATTTAACATGTTTAAGCTCTCCAGTTTTTAGGTTGATTATGGGGAATATCAGAGAAGATTTCAAGATCATTCAAGAAATCATTAATATCCTCAATAGGAACATCAGTAATGCGTTCTGCATCACTCATGCTTAGAATGTCACCAATAACGTGTTTAGGTAACACGTCATGGGTCTTTAGGTTCCATGTTTTTTGATGAATTACATGTGCTTCATTAAACATTTCTTGGAACCAGTTATTACCTTCCTTGATTTTTTCAGACATTTTGTGGTTATTTAACCCCCTTTTTATATTTTAATTTCCAATAAACATCACCATTGATGTCAAATACTTGAACAGATTTAGGATCAAGTGGTTGTCCATCCACATAGTGCCATTCTGCACCTTTGTCCTGTTCTTTTTTAAACGTGTCTAAAGCATCAGCATTCGTGATGCCAAAGAATAATGGTATTAAAAATAGTGCAATCATGTTTTAACCTTTCAATGTATGTTGTAAATAGTGTGCCGATTGGCCTTATCCCAACACTTGCGACACGGTCCACAAGTGTTTGAATGCTGGTCTGAGGGACAATTATGTCCATCAGTAGTGGAAACAGACGAAGAATTGTACCAAGTATTTTTGGTATAATCATGGTCATTAAGTTTAATATGACTAACACGAATACAGAGATTGAATGGTATATCATTTCTTTGATCTAATCCATGTAGTCGTTTACGTTCTTGGGTAGGTAACCAAAAATTAACAAAAGGTAATTCTTCAGCAATTACAATAATGTCCTCTAACATTTTCTTATGTGGTATATCACCAGAATCTAACCACCTAAAATATGGATCATCATAATCAATATAACGATCAATAAGCATGATCATTGCCTCTTTCCAGTTAGAGTGATACGTGCCAATTAAGCGCAATAATTGCCCATGTTTGAGAGATTTATAGGTATAATTACCCCTGTTATCAGCGTAACATTTATAACATGGAGTGTTAGGAATATCACTCAATTTAGAGCCTACTTTGCACCCATAATCAACAGGTAAAGGCAAGTTTAACTCTTTGCAATACTCAGGAACCCATGATGCTTTAGCGGCTGGTAAGCCATAAGACAGCCCCGGCATTTTGCTAGGGTTGCCTAATGATCCTATGATCTCTTTTGCTTCTTTAACTAACATGATTAAACCCCTTTTTCCATTTACCAAAACCTAAATACTTCCACCTATTGTTTAGTTTTTTAGGCTGTTTGATCCTATCAGAAACCAAACACCGTTTGGCTCCAGATAAAGTACGATAAAAATGACCAGTATCATCTGAGAAAAAGATACTTTTAGATCCATTCTTTACCTTTTCAAATATTGACCACGAATTAAACATGTTTTGACATCCTTCCACGTACAAGTATTTCATCACACATGCCTAAGATGTCCATCTTACTGAACTTGTCCATAGTCTGAGCAATCCGAACCCAAATAACATCATTGTTGCAGGTGTCACAGCACGTACCATCCGGTAAAATAGGCCATGCATTATTACCCCACTCGTTATCTAACTCTTGATTACAGATGTCACAGTTTTGATTCTTATCCATGATTAAGCATCCTTCCGACTGGTGCATTGTCACGAATACACATGATTGCATGGTGGAATGTATCAAAGTATCCTAAAGTCTCACCAGATTCATCCCTTGCTTGCCACAGCTTACCGTTAGGATGTTCAGTTAACATCTTTACATCACCCCATCCAGCAAATGGATAAGCCTTGTTATCATGCATGGAATGGCTGAATCTTTCGTCATCAAATTTGATCATGAGTTATCCCCTTTTTTGATTACTTTGTTTTCGTCGTTAATGGTTAATTGTAAAGCGTCAACGGTCCTGTAAATGGATGATGATGTGTTCGAAAACACACAAACTTTAAACTCCTCTTGTTTACCGTCATCAAGACAAGTAAATGTAATTTCTCTCCATGATGAAAACTCTTTGTTAGTAGTGTCCTCCAGTGTGGTGACCTCACTAACGTCTATATTGGAAACATGGTGCATATTTAAATTATTCATAGTGTGTATTTCTCTCCGTTTTGGTTTGTTGCAATGGCCCCATTATCGCGATTTCGAAATTTTCGTCAAGTGTTCATTTGCGGCGTTCATGTCCCTTACTGACTCAGCGTGACTCAGACATGAAATGTCGCTTTTTTCCGTTGGTGTTGCAAAAAAGCCACAGCCCCTTGTTTGATATTGATAAATTACACGTTGAACAACAGACATCTATAAGGTGTAGACACGTATTAGGCCCAGTATTGTGTGGGTAACATCACAGAATCAACCCTTGATTCCGTTGTAACAGAATTTTACATGTCTGAACCTAAACTGGTTCTAGTTTGGCTAGTCACACAAACCAGTTCAGACATGAACCAGCTGAGACATGTCTGGGACATGGGCGACTGTGACATAAATGACACTGTCAAGCACTATTTGGCTCAAGAATGGATCAAACAAGGCGGCGCGCGTCGGCTCAGATACCTACCATAATCTACCGGGTCGGTCTGTCACACATGTGCAGGATCATATATAAATAAAACCAAATAAAATAAATGTAGACAATGTAATTAAGATGTAGTAATATTGAGTTGCCACTAATGGCGTAACAATAGGAGAGTAAAAAATGTTAAAAGATATAGTAGTTTCAAAAAATGGCGATCTCGTAATCACAATGGGAACTAATGCCTCGACAGCGGCGGCTTGTCCAACGTCAAAGTCTGGCAAAACAAAAGTGGTTTCCTCAACTGGCGGTTTCGCTAAAATCTCAACCAAAGAGTTTGGCATGGTAGGCGTTAACATCAACGTTACTGCCGCGAACGCATAACTCCCTAGCGTAAACTTGGCCTCCACCGGAAACGGTGGGGGTTTTTTTTCGTATCGGTAAAATTCCTAAGAACTATGGACCTCACTGCGTTCGGACTCATTATTCGCCTGTCGGCTCCTGATATACACACATAATCATTTAAAAACAAACAGGTAGACACTTATATATAGATGAAGTACTATTAACAAGTCAAAAGGATGACACAACAAAGGAGAGTTAAAAATGACTAACTTAATACGAGTAGAAGTAGACGCCTCAGAACTAGAAGCAAAGATCGAGGATTTGGAAGCTTTAGAAATAAAGGTCGAAGAGCTTACAACTACAGTAGAAGCACTTGAGGATCATATTAGAGAGGTGGAACAGCAAGCCAATCTTGAAGGCGATGATCCAGCAGGTACTGACATGCTAGCTAAGTTTATGACACAAGATGAAATCGAGGAGTTCGTTAAAGAAGTTTTACGAGAGGCTTCAATTTCAATCGACGTGTAACGGGTTTAACTCAGGGGGGGCAGAAGCCCTCCCGTCCTTATTGGACTGTGATGCAGCCCCGTGTCGGCTCCTGATATAACCACAATCAATCAAGAAACAAATAGGTATACACTCTCTCTTATATACAGTAGAATGTACTTGCCACAATGGCATAACAAAAGGAGAGTTAAAGTGAAATATAAGAACAGAGTATCCAATAAAGAAAAGACAATGATAGAGAAGGCAAGGCTTTCACAACTAGGATCAAAGCTAATAATATTAGCGGAGTTTCTAACTGTACTAGGCATATTTGCATTTGCAATGATAGGCTTAATAATGTTCGCACCATCATATTAAAGGGGTAAGAAGAATGGATTTAATCTTAGTATTACTAGCAGTAGCAGGTATAGCTTTTATGTCAGGCTTTCTACTTGGGATGTTCTTAGGCGACAAGTACTTCTACATTGATGTAAAAAGAAAAGAGCCATCTATCCCGGAAGTGAAAGGCACAGTCACTAGCGTAGACACACTAGCCTAGTGAACGAACAGCCTCAGAAATTAGACCCTTGTTTTATCAGGGGTCTTTTTTTGGGGGTGGGGGGAGGAAAAATGGGATCGCGCGTCTATATAGATATAGGGACTCTAATTAATTTTAAAAATTTAAGAATTTTACACTTTATGTTTATTAACAATAATATCTATATCATTCTGTACCATCTCTTCAATAGTATCAACAAAGCTATATTCTCTTTTCCATCCCAGTTTCTTCTCTGCCTTACTAGGATCACCAAGTAATAATTCTACTTCGGCTGGGCGGTAGAAGTCAGAATTAATAGTAACAATTATTTCTCCCTTATCGTTATAACCTTTCTCATTTATACCAGATCCACCCCAAATAACCTTCTCATTGATATAGTTAAAGGCACATTCAACTAACTCACGAATAGAATGTGTCTCACCTGTAGCTAATATGTAATCATCTGGTTCATCTTGTTGCATCATCTGCCACATACCACGAACATAGTCTTTAGCATGACCCCAGTCTCTTTTAGCATCTAGGTTACCTAACTCAATTGGAGGGTGTCGTGTATTTTCAAATGCTGCCCTGTTACCAACTGCTTTAGTTATCTTACGTGTTACAAAGTTCTCACCACGTAACGGAGATTCATGGTTAAAGAGTATCCCATTGCAGCCAAAGAAATCAGGATAAGATTCTCTATAGTTCTTAACAGCCCAATATGCATACAGTTTAGCTACTCCGTATGGACTACGTGGATAAAAAGGTGTTGTTTCTTTCTGTGGTGTTTCTTGGACCTTACCAAACAACTCACTGGTACTGGCCTGATAGAATTTGGATTTAACTTTAAGAGACTGTAACGCATCTAATATACGCATTACTCCTAAAGCATTGGTATCCCCTGTTGAGACAGGTACATCAAAAGAAATTCTAACATCAGACTGCGCTCCTAAGTTATATATCTCGTCAGGCTTTGTATCTTGAATTACAGTTAAGATACTATTGACATCTGTTAAATCACCATAGAAAGGAGTAAAATTGGGATGGTCAATGTACTTATTAATATTTTGTTTATTTGGTGTACTGCTACGCCGTACTAATCCGTATACTTTGTACTGTGTCTGTAACAGTAAATCTGTAAGATACGAACCATCCTGACCTGTAACACCTGTAACTAAAGCTGTCTTTTGCATATTGATAATATAAATAAAAAATATATTTGTGTCAAACTAAAACTTGACAACGTTCTATTAATATGTTTATAATAGACTTATCTCCTTTGTTTTACAGGGGCGGCTCCTTGAAAAAGAAGCTGCTCCTGTTTTTTTTTCGGCCAAGCGTTACAAAGGGGGGTTGCCAAACTAGTTACAAGTTGATACAATCTGTAACAAGAGAGAGAAAGACGTGTAAATATTCATTTATTTTGTTTTATTTGTTTTTAAAAAGTTCTTAACAGTAACTATAGTAACAATATGAAACAGATAGATAGTAAACCTCATATCATTTATGGAAAACTAAAAAACAAAGAACTACGTTCTCTTATTTGTGTTACTTCAAAAGATCGTAAAAAACCAAATGCTGGTAGAGATCTCATAGAAATGAGAGAAGAAGTAAAAAGAAGAAACAATGTTCGTCTTGTACGTGTTAATAAAAAGAAGTATACTGAAGATGAAATGTTAGAACGTGCTGAAAAAGGTGAAAACTTTAAACCCGGTAACTTCATAGCAGGTATGGCTCCAAAGCAAGAGAAGTTCTGTATGGAGTATATTGCTACGGGTGATAGTCTGATAGCCTATAAGTCAGCAGGATATGCGCCCGGAAAGAGCCACTCTGATACCCGTAGACGGGCCTCCACTCTCCTCAAAAAGCCTAAGATAGAACAACGCATCAATGATCTCCGTGAAGTAGCTATAGATCGTATGGCGTGGAGTGCTGACCATGTGCTTCAAAGGTTGGACGAAGTATACCAACATGCGTTACAGAACGGAGACTATACAAACGCGAACCGTTCCGTTGAAAACGTAGCGAAACATCTTGGTATGTTTGTTGATAGATCTGAACAAAAGATTAAGATGGGCGCATTAGGTGACAACGATTCTAGCGAGGACGTTAAAAAGGACATTGAGAGGCTTGCTGATATAGCTGGCTTTAAAGTTATTGATGGTGGTAAATAAACATGGACAGTAAGAAATTCTATGAGTTTGTTGACACAAGTAACGAACAGAAAAACGAACCTACCAAGCGTTTGTCATTCGCTGGAGTAATACCCTATAATGAATTAAACTATGCTCCCGGTACAATGGGGTATCATCAAGCTATGGATAGGGTTGAATTTACTATTGAGAATTGGCACAGTCATGTTTGTTCTCATCCTGCCTTTAAGAATCCTAATAAAGAGTTAGATGCTCTAAGAGATTCTCTTGTAGAAGCGGCTAATAGTTTATTTAAAGTATACAACGAATTAGGTTCTATACAGTTTAAACGTAACCTTGAAGGATCATTAGAAGATTCTTCATACACAAAATTAGGAGTACATTGAGGTATGGTAAAAAGAATGACTGACGAAGCAAAAGCTTTGAAAAGAAAACGGACTGCATCAGCAATAAAGGATTTGAAAAAGAACAGTAAGCAATCTGGAGTTATGGGATACGATTCAACAGATTTTGGTAACAGTCTGGCTAAAGGTAGAAGGAACATTTCTAAAGATAATTATAAAGATCGTAAGCTTATAGACGAGTACGGCACAGATGCACCTAAATCTAGATCGTATAACACACGTGGCCGTAGTGGAAAACCTCTTGATAAGCTGGACTCAGTTACTACGGAAAAAGTAAAGAAGCCCGGTCCCGGCAGACGGAAAAATCCATTAACAGGAAAGAGTGAGCCTCAGTTAGAAACTATAACGACAAAGAAAAAACTATTTAAGGACACTGAGAGGCTTGCTGGTAATGGAAATGCTAAAGGTGGAACAGTTCGTATGAATTCGGGTGGACCTGTTGTAGATAGTTATGATTACTAACGGAGACTAAGTTATGGAAAGAACAGAAGATTGTGTTTATTTAGATAAAATCGTGGGCCGTCCAACTGGACAAGGTTACGGTGCAGCACGTAAAGGTCCAAGTGTCTTGGGTCCAGAAACAAACGTTGTCGTAGATGAAGTCTACTCACAGCCAGAACCTTTTACAACGGAGAAATAGATCATGCCGAATGTAGGTGGTAAAGAGTTTCCATATACTCCAAAAGGAATGGCAGCTGCTAAAAATTACGGAATGAATAAGCAGGGTCTATATCCTCAAGAAGAAGCCCGTGCTGGTACACAGACTATCGGTCAACGTACAGCTAATATGGCTAAAGGTGGTATAGTTGACGCAAACGGCTGTATTGCTAATTACGATTACAGTAAAAGATAAGATTAGTGGGTCAAGGTTTTGCACCAGCCCCTAACAGTGGTGGTTTAGCAAGTAACAATGCGCCGCCTGTATTAGGACGTAATCCAGAGACATATGGGAACTATATGGTTCACCAACAGAATGCCCGTATCTCTGACATACAGAATAATACTCCTGATCAAGCTATTAATAATATAGGCCAACTGATGCAGCCTAACCAGATACAACCAAGTACTATTACAGGCTACATGCCTACTCAGTTACCTTCCGTTTCTGGGCCTCAACAGCCTAATAAGCAGCAACCTAACAATGGATTATCTTCTTTACTCCCCGGACAAGGTGGGTTTAGTTAAAGGTATGGGTGCAACAACTAGTGAACTAGCTCTACGTGAACGGTTGTATGAGAATGTAGTTAATGCTTCTTATGGTGATTTCCTTACATTTGTAAAGATAATGGCTCCTCTTTTGATTTCTGACTTTCAAATGGGAAGACACATAGAGTTAATATGTCATAAACTACAACAAGTGGATAGCGGTGAAGTTAAACGTCTTATGGTTTTTCTTCCTCCTCGTTCTTCTAAATCAGTTATATGTTCAAAGCTTTTCCCTGCATGGTATATGGGAAGACACCCTAACCATGAAATATTAAGTGTATCTCACAGTGACCAACTTGCCAGTGACTTTGGTAGAGCAGTACGTGACTTAATTAATAGTGAAATGTTTAGTACAGTCTTTCCAAATGTAAAACTTAGAAGCGATGTTCGATCAGCAGGTAAGTGGCAAACTACTCAGAATGGTGTGTATGTAGCAGCTGGGGTCCGAACACAGATTGCTGGTCGTGGCGCACACGTTGCTATGCTTGATGACGTTATGTCTGAAGAAGATGCCTTTAGCGAAGCGGGAAGAAGATATATAAAAGAATGGTATCCAGCTGGACTACGTACCCGTTTAATGCCATCAGGAGCTATTGTTATTATTAACACACGTTATCATGAAGATGATATATGTGGTTGGTTATTGGACAGTGAAGCTAATGCAGACGAGACTGACGTAATCATTCATCCGTGGGAGGTTATTAAGATACCTGCATGGCTTGATGAAGATGCTGCTAAACTATTAAATCTTCCAGTAGGGTCAAGTTATTTTCCTGAGTGGAAACCAGATAATTTATTAAAGATTGATGAAGTAGAAATAAAACGTCATAATGGATCACGTTACTGGCAATCTCTGTATATGCAAGATCCAACTCCAGATGAAGGCGGTATAATAAAGAAAGGGTGGTTTAAGAGCTGGAAACACTCTGAACCTCCTGAATGTCAGTTTGTTATTCAAACAATGGATACAGCCTTCTCTGCAAAAACAACAGCTGATTACTCTGTTATGCAGACATGGGGTATCTTTGAAAGAATGGAAGTAGACAGTACAGGAAGAGAGCGGTGGATTTCTAATTTAATTCTTCTTGGTAGTCTTCGTAAAAGATTTGAATATCCAGAGTTACGTCTAGCAGCGCAACAAGAATATGAAAAACATAAACCTGATGCTATTATGATTGAAAAGAAAGCTTCAGGTCAATCATTGTTACAGGATTTACGTAGAGCAGGATTACCTGTATTGGAGTATACTCCTGATCGTGATAAGGTGAGTAGAGCAACTGCTGCAACTCCTTTTCTTGAAAGCGGAAGAATTTGGTTACCAGAAGATAAGCAATGGGCTTTAGAATTAATAGATGAGGCTTGCAGTTTTCCAAATGCAAGGTATGATGATCAAGTTGACGCAATGGTAATGGCTATATTATATATGAGAGATTCGTGGTATGTTTCTCATGAAGACGATCCTGAGTATGTAGAAGATGAAGATATATATCAACCACCCCGTAAAGGTTACTGGAATTTTTCTAAGAATTCCTACTTGTAAAATATAGGGAACTAAAGTTTATGGCAATTGAGAAGAATCCTTTATTAAGTTTAGTTGGCGGTACAAGTGTGCCTCAGTCTGAAGTTGATGTAGAGAATGAAGAATTAGAAATTGAGATTGAAGATCCTGATAATGATGAGATGTTAGGATTAGATGCGATTGCTGCTGAAGATGAACTAGCAATACAAGATGCTGTGGAAGATCATTACTTTAATCTATCAGAACTAATAGATCCTGAAGACCTCCAAAGCATTACGTCAGATGTTGTTGAGTCGTATCAAGCAGATAAAGAATCAAGAGAAGAATGGGAGTCAACCTTTGAGCGTGGCTTTGATTTACTTGGTCTTAAACTACAAGAAACATCAGAACCATTTGAAGGTTCATGTACTGCCGTTTCTCCTTTAATAATAGAAGCAGCAGTTAAGTTCCAATCTAAAGCTACTATTGAACTGTTTCCGTCAGGTGGTCCTGTCCGTACACAAGTTGTAGGAGATGTAGATAAGGAACGAGAAGAACAAGCTGCTCGTGTACAAGATTTCATGAACTATCAATTCACTGAACAGATTAGTGAGTATTTTGATGAGTTCGAAAAAATGTTGTTTCACCTACCCTTAATAGGTAGTGCTTTTAAAAAGATGTATTACGATCCTGCTTTACGCAGACCTTGTTCAGAGTTTATTCCTATTGATCAATTCTATGTATCGTACTATGCGTCTGACATACAGAAAGCAGAAAGATATACACAAGTAATCCATCGTAGTAGAACAGAGATGGAAAGAGATATACAAAGTGGTATGTATATGGATGTGGGGTTAGAAGATCCTACAACTCCTGATCCTACTTCTTTTACAAGTAAGATTGATTCTATTATGGGAATTAGTCCTGCTGATAACTTTGACCAACAATATGTGTTGCTTGAACAGCATTGCTATCTTGATCTGCCTGAACCGTTTAACAGTGAAGATGGTGTTGCTCTTCCCTATGTAGTTACAGTTGAAAAAGAAAGTAGACAGGTTATTGGTCTACGTAGAAACTGGGCTAAAGATGATGAAACAAAAACTAAACAAACTTACTTTACACATTATAAGTTTGTACCGGGATTTGGTTTTTATGGTCTTGGTCTTATTCATCTACTAGGTAATATGACGATGAGTGCCACATCTGCACTTCGTAGTCTTGTTGATGCAGGTCAGTTTTCTAATCTTCCGGGTGGGTTTAAAGCTCGTGGTGTTCGTATTGTTGGTAACAATGATCCTATTGCTCCGGGTGAATTCCGTGAAGTAGAAGCTACTGGTCTTGATCTTCAGAAGTCAATTGTTCCATTACCGTATAAAGAACCATCACAGACTCTCTTTAACATGCTTACGTTTATGACAGGAGCAGGACAGAAGTTTGCAGACAGTACTGAACAGATAGTTAATGAATCATCTAACTATGGTCCTGTAGGGACTACAATGGCTCTTATAGAGTCATCTGCTAAGTTCTTTAGTGCAATACACAAACGTTTACACAAAAGCCAACGTGACGAGTTCCGTATTCTTTCTAAGATTAACTTTGAGTTTTTACCTGATGAATACCCTTATGACGTACCTAACATCACTACTTCTGTATTTAAGTCTGATTTTGACGGGCGTGTCGATGTTATTCCTGTATCTGATCCTAATATTCCCTCTGCTGCTCACCGTCTTTCTATGGCACAAATGGTCTTACAGTTGTCCTCCCAAGCCCCACAAGGCATGTACAACATCCAGCAAGTCCACCTCTCAATCTTAAAGGCAGCTAATATACAGAATCCAGATAGGTTCTTTACGCCACAGACACCACCAGAACCTCACGATCCTATAACAGATATTGATCTAGTTGTTAAAGGAATGCCTATACAAGCTTTCCCACAACAGGACCATGCTGCTCATATTGCAATCAAGACAGCTTTTGTAGAAGATCCAACATTAGGTAAGACTGAAATGATGGCTCCTGCTGTTCCTGTTATACAGGCTAATATACAGCAACACATGGTTATGCAGTATCAAGAACAAATGTCAGGATTAATGAAGACTGAAACACCACCGGGAGAAGTAGGTGAAGAAGTGTTAAGTCAGTTATCTATTAATGCTGCTGAACAAATACTTGAAGCTAATATGGGTACAGGTCCAGAAGATTCTCTTGAAAATCAGAATCTACTTCTTGAAAGTGCAAGACTAGATCTTGACCAACAAAAACTACAGATGACTGCAACTAAGGATGCAGCAGAGCTTTCTATTAAGAACCGTGAACTTGATCTTAAAGAAATGGGAGTTCAACTAAGTGCTGCTGAAAAAGTATCAGAAAGTGAACAAAAGAAAATAGACGCACAGATACGTGATCAAAGTTCTATACGAACAACTAATGCAAAACTTACAGTAGAATCATTAAAGAATCTTGCTAAAGAACGAGACTTAATGATTGATAAACGTATGAATGAAGATCGTTATGCATCTGGTGGCACAGTACGACTTGCACAAGGTGGTGAGTTTTTTGAAGAGTTCTTAGCAGGTAGAGGCGGTAAAGAAGCTTTTGAAGAAGGTGGCTTTTTAGAGGAACTTCTTGCTAAGATAGGTGGAGGAAGAACCCGTACACAAGATGAAATGATAAGTGATACGTATGAGTCTTATAAGTTTGATTTAAGAGATTCTGAGTCTATAAGTGATAACGAAAAGTATCAGAAGATAATAGAAATGGAACAAGAAAAAGAAGCAACTACTCCAACTATTGATTCTGGTTTAAGTAAAGTTAATGAAGCAGATGAATTTCTTGCAGCAGATTTCTCAGACGGTTTAGGAGAACCACAATTAGAACCAATAACTCCATCCAAAAATAATTTTGAAGAGGTTAAAGCTGTTGTTAAAGAAAAAACACAACCACCAAAAAACTTATTAGAAAGATTAAAACCTGTATTAGAAGTTGATACTGAAATAGGTGATAGTATATTAGATGCAGATGAACCTGTTGTATCTTTAAAACCTAAAGTTATTATAGATAATAAGAAGATGAGAGATGAGAAACTGAAACAAAAGGAAGCTAAAGATAAAAGATTAGCTGAAGATTCCTCAGACGGTTTAGGTGATAGTGAGTATGGTGTTCCTACTGAAGCATATGCACCACCAATGCCTAATCCTTTCCCTGTAAACCAGAAATTAATAGATGAAAAAGCTAGACAAAACAGAGATAAACAACAAAGAAAAATTATGAATTTTATGATTGCTAAAGAAGGAAATGAAAAAAGAGCATATACAGATCCAAGTAAAAATAACCCAAGACAGTCTATTGGTCCCGGTTTAAACTTTGAACAACTTCCTAAAAAATATCAAGATATTATAAAGAAGGCAACAAAAAATAATACAATAGATCTTCCAACTGAAGTAGGTAATAAAGTATTGTCAGATATAATGTCTGATAATGATAAAAAACTTAGGAAGTTAATGAAGAATTCTAAAGTAAAGTTTAAAGATTTAACAGATGCTCAAAAAGCAGCCGTATCAAGTTTAACATTTCAACTAGGGTTTGATGGATATACAAAAGGATTTTCTAATTCATTCAAAGCTTTAAAAGATGGAGATTTTGAGGAGGCTGCTAGACAGCTTCTTAGAAATTCATCCGATGATGGTCCATCAGAGCTTATTAAACAAACTGAAGGAAGAACTATAGAAGTTGCTGAGATGTTAAAAACAGGAAAGTATCAAAAAAATTATGACACATAATAAAAATATAGATCCTGTTGATATCGTAGCTGAGTTTGAATCTTTTAAATCAAAAGCTTACCACGCAACAGACTGGGAAAAAAAACAGAACATTTTAACAATAGGGTATGGTGATACTCAATGTGGTAAACAAACCATAACTGAAGAAGAAGCTCGTGAAGATCTTAAAGAAAGACTATCAGACCTTGATAAAATGTTGGTAGATGTTATTGATGTGTCTTTAAGAAAAAATGAAAGAACAGCTATCATATCTCTTGTAGATAATATAGGAATAGGAGCTTTCAAACGAAGCAATGCACTTAAAGCTTTGAACAGCAGAGACTTTGAAGAATTCCATAATCAAGCATTCTCAAAAGAAAATGGATGGGTAAATCAAAACGGTAAACCACTTAAAGGGCTTGTAAGAAGGAGAGCATCAGAAGGGAACTTGTTTAATCTCGCATAATGTTTTATTCATTCGTTATAATATGTATATTCTCGCAACCATGTCCTACTATGTTACAAGATGAACTTGGTCCTTATGCATCTATCGAAGAGTGTTACCTAAGAGGCGCACAGATAATAAAATCTTCTGCTATTAAATTTCCCATTTTATCTTCTTATTCAAACTGTACCTTAGAAGATCCATCAAAACAAAATAAGAAAGAAAAAAAAGAAAAGTTAAAGGGGAAAACAATTAAATGGAACCTATCGCATTAGATAGCAGAATGCTACTACAGTTAGCTGCGGTTTTAGCTTCTTTATCAGGAGCATGGATGCTGGTTAGAACTCAAGTAAAAAACTTGATAAAAAGCCGTGATGATATGAAACAAAACATTCAAGAGATATATAGTAAGTTAGATATAGTAGAAGCAGGAGATGCAGTTAAATCAACACAGATAAGCGTGTTATCAAATATATTAAGTCCTGATAATTTAGAAAGACGTAATAGAGAATTAGGTGGATTAATTTCTGAGCTTGAAGATATTAAATCTAGATTAAAAACAGTAGAGCATATGCATAACGGAAAGCACCCAAACTTATGACAAATAAAAACTGGATTAAAGGAGCAGTCAAAAGACCCGGAGCTTTTAAAAAGAAAGCAAAAGATGCTGGCATAAGTACAGGTTCTTATGTTAAAAAGGTTCTTAAAAAAGGATCAAAAGCTTCTCCTCTTACTAAAAAACAAGCAAGCCTAGCAAAGACATTTTCAAAGATGAGAAAGAAAAAAACATGATTGCATTATTCACAATAGTTAGTTATATAGGTATAAGCATAGGTATTATTGATATTGTAAAAGTAATAGGTTAATAAATGCTTTTTCTTCGAGAACTAATTGATTGCATAAAGGAAGCGTATAAAATTTTTGTAGATTTATTTGTATATTTATTAACTTTAGTTTTTTAAATCATGGAAGATGATTATACTTTAATTGATTATAGTGTTCAGAAACCAAATAAAGATTCTTATCCAGATTGGGATACTTGGTTTTTAAGTTTTTGTGAGTACATGAGATTAAAATATAGGAAAACATATGTCCCCTCGAAAAAAAAGTAACATGAAAGGAATGACAATAGGCGGTGGAGAAAAACGTTCTACTGCATCAGGAGCAGGGTTGACAGAAAAAGGTGTAAAGAAATATCGTAAACAAAATCCCGGAAGTAAGTTACAGACTGCTGTAACAGGAAAAGTAAAACCCGGAAGTAAGTCAGCTAAAAGACGTAAGAGTTATTGTGCTAGATCAGCTGGTCAAATGAAAAAGTTTCCTAAAGCAGCTAAGAATCCTAAAAGTCGTTTAAGACAAGCTCGTAAAAGATGGAAGTGTTAAGTGTTTACAGATATTGAAGAAATAAAAATTTTATTAAATAACCAAATAGAAGAACTTTCATCTCAAATTTCTACAGGAATGTGTGAAGACTTTAAGCAGTATAAACATCTAACAGGGATGATAGAGGGGTTGACAAGGGCTGTGCATGTGATAAATGATTACAATGCTTCCATTATGGAAGATCTTGAAAAAGATTCGGAGTAATAAATAAATGGTTCTTCAGCCTAACATGTTAAATTCTACACAGAATGATGAATGGATTACGGACGTTGAAATGCCTGATCCTGAAAATCTACCTAATGTTCCCGGTTATCATGTTCTTGTTCGTCCTTTATCAATAAGATCAAAAACAAAGGGCGGCATTATTATGCCGGATAAGTTTAAAGATGATATTCAATATCTTACAACTGTCGGCAGGGTTGTGAAGATTGGATCTTTAGCGTATAAAGATACTAGTAAGTTTCCTTCAGGATCATGGTGTAGTGAAGGAGATTATGTGTGTTATGGTAAACATACAGGACAAAAGTTTGTATATCAGGGAATTCGTTATTTACTTGTTTATGATGATCAGATTATTATGACCATTGATGACCCTGCTGATGTAGACCCAATGTATTCACTTGTAGCGTAAGCGTAGAATCGCAACTGCGGAGAAAGATATGACTGACGAAAATGAATGGGGTGATATTAGTTTAGACACTCCTCTTCCTGCTTTAGAAATAGAAACAGAAGAACCTATTGAAGTTGAGACTAAACCTGAGATTGAAGTTGAAGGTGAAGAAGTACCTGAGTTAGAAGGAATTGAAACTCAAGGTGCTGAAAAAAGAATACGTCAGTTAATCAAACAACGCAGAGATCGTGATGACGAATTATATAAAGCTAAAGAAGAGTTAACTACTTTACGCGCACAAATGTCAGAAGCTGGCAAGATGCGTTATGATTATGACGGTGCATTAGCTGAAGCTAAAAAGGGAGAAGCAAACTCCCGTCTTGAGAATGCAAGAACTAAGTTTAAAGAAGCGTATGATGCAGGTGATAAAGATGCTGTATTAAGTTCTCAAGAAGAACTAGCTGACGCAACAACTGAATTAAAATTACTTGATCAAAAAAAGCAATGGATTGATCAGCAAAAAACTAAGTATGAGGAAGACCAAGAGCAGAGACAAAAGCAATATCAAGCTGCTCCTCCTGAGATAGATCCTCTTGCTAAAGACTGGGCTGAAACAAATGATTGGTTTGGTAAAGATCGTACAGCTACAGCTGTTGCTTTATCAATTGATGCAGAATTAAAAGAGAAGGGCGAAGATCCTAGTGATCCTGCTTTTTACGATAAAGTAAACGCCCGTCTTAAAGAAGAATTACCATCTAAGTTTGGTGATGAAGTGTCGGAAAAGGCTACTCCGAAAAAGCCTAGACAAGTGGTAGCAGGAAGGTCGCATTCTCCTGTCTCTAGAAATAAAGTTAAACTTACTCAAGAAGATGTACGTTTAGCTAAAAAATGGAGTATACCTCTTGATAGATACGCAGCTGAGAAAGTGAAAGCAGAAAGATCTGATGGCGATTATACAACTGTCGTTTAATAAGTACATATGCGGAGAAAGTAAATGGTTGAAGAAATGAATAGTATAACAAACGAAAAAGATGAAGTTGTTCAAACAGACAATCAAGCTGAGAATGCTAATCGAAATATTACTAGGATGATGGAAGAAAGAGAAAATTTATCTCATGAAGCCATTATGTCAGCAATTGAAGATAATGATTGGTTACAAATCACAGACAATGTTAAGAATAAGTTTCTTGACGAGGGGTTTGTTTTACGTTGGATTCGTATCATGTTAGACGGTCAAGAAGATCATCAAAACATCGGTAAGAAAGAACGTGAAGGTTGGACTTTTGTTTTAGCTAAAGATTGTTCTGAAATGTCTTCTGGATTTAAAGTTAAAGAAGACGGACCTTTGAGTGGTTGTATATTACGAGGTGACGTAGCCCTCGCTAAACAACGAATAGAATACCACGAAGCTATACAAGCGCAGAATATGAAGCGTACACAACAAATGGAAGATGCTATCTCTAGTAGACTCCATAGTGATCATCCTGATCGTAGAATGCCTATTTATGATTCAAGTAAACAACGAGTATCAACAGGTAAACAAGCTAAGTTTGATACTTAATTTTAACTTTTTTCTATTTGAAAAGGAACTTCTATTATGGCTTTAGCAAAAGCATATAATGGGGCTGTTCCAGTACGAAAACGTGGCAGTTCTTACAATACGATGGGAACCAATAAGTATCAAATTGCTAATGCTTATGCGGATAACATCTATCGTGGTGATCTAGTCAAAGTTAGTGCTGGTTACATTCAACCTGTATCTGTTTCAGTTGATCGACCAATTGGCGTTTTTCAAGGCGCACAATTTGTAGACCCTACATCAAAACAGCCTACTTGGTTAAACTACTGGCCTTCAGGTACATCTTCAGCAGACGGTTATGCGTATGCTCACATTATGGATGATCCTGATGGTATCTATCAAATGCAGTGTAATTCTACTGTTACTATTGGTGTTCTAGAACGACAAAACTTTTTCGTTGAAGTCTCTTCTGGTAATACATACACTGGTCAATCCGCATGGTCCGTACAAGTTAGCTCTGGTACTTCACTTTCAAATCCACTACGTATAGTTGGTTTGTGGGAAGTTGAGGGTAATGATTGGAATCAACCTAATACACGAGTATTAGTGAGACTTTCTAATCATATGGACTTTTCCGTTTCAATTACAACTTAATTAGGAGGACTGTTTAAATGGCTATAAATCGCGCCAGTATTGGCAAACAGCTACTTCCGGGCTTAAATGCAATCTTTGGACTTGAGTATGGTTCCATCGATGAAGAGCAAAAACCTCTTTTTGAAATAGAGAACTCTGATCGTGCTTTCGAAGAAGAAGTCTTAATGACTGCTTTCGGTGAAGCACCAGTTAAAGCAGAAGGTTCTGCTGTCTCTTATGAGAGTGCCAGTGAAAGCTGGGCAGCTCGTTATACGCATCAAACGATTGCGTTAGCATTTGCTGTTACGGAAGAAGCAATGGAAGATAACTTGTATGATACTTTTGCTAAAATTAGGGCAAAGTCTCTTGCACGTTCAATGGCAGCTACTAAACAAACTAAAGCTGCTGCTATCTTCAACAACGGCTTTACTAGTGGACTAGGTGGTGACGGAGTTGTATTATTCTCTGCTGCTCATCCAGTACAAGCTGGTAATCAAAGTAATCTTTTAACTGCTGCCGATCTATCTGAATCTTCTCTTGAAACTGCTGTTATACAGATTCAAAAAGCGGAAGATGATCGTGGTATTCTGATTGGATCTATGCCTGTTTCATTGCATATTCCACCAGATCTCCAGTTCGTAGCACAAAAGATCTTAAAGTCTACACTCTCAACCACAACTGTTGTCTATGGTGACAACCTAGCAGGTGTTCCCGGTAATGTTGCTGGGGTTACAAACACAAACGACGTAAATGCTGTTCGCAGTATGGGCGTTGTACCACAAGGTGACTTTGTTAATCACAGATTTACTGCAGCTGGTGCTTGGTTTGTTAAGACAGATGTGCCTAATGGTACTAAGATGTTCGTTCGCGCACCTCTTGGAACCAAGATGGAACCAGACTTCGATACTGGTAACCTTCGCTTTAAAGCTCGTGAGCGTTATAGCTTTGGTTGGTCAGATTGGCGTGGTTTCTACGGCAACGCTGGTTAATAACTAAGTTGGTTAATACGAGGGGGATGTTTGTTAAAACAGCATCCCTCTTTTATTATAGAGAGTAGATAATTCACATAAGGAATTAATGAAATGACTACAGCTATTAATGCAGTCTTTGTAAATGCTACCGTTACTGCAACTGATTACCCTACACGTATTAGAGGTGTTAGTTGGGGAACAGCAGCAGCTAAAGGAGACATGGTAGTACGTAACGGAACCGCATCAGGTACTATTGTTTATAAGCAGTATCTTGGTGTAAGTAGTGCATCAGATGTTTATGTTCCAGATTTAGGAATACGTGTAAGTGAGAAGTTACATGTTACCTTACCAACTGGTGCATTTGCTACATTCTTGTTAGGATAAAAATGAATAAGTTTCAATGTGAGTGCGGTTGTGTATGTTGTCCTATAAATCTTATTACAAAAGCAATTAACTTTATTAAAAAAATAGTTAAAAAATATAAAACTGGTGGATGGGAATAGGCTTTTAATATGACAGTTTCAACAAGCCAAGATTTTAATTTAGATATTGATGAAATTATATCTGAAGCTTATGAGCATCTAGGTGGACCACCTTTTGTAGGGAATGACGGTATAACTGCTAGACGATCTTTAAATCTTTTATTAAGTGATTGGCAGAATCGTGGTATTCTTTTATGGACTACTGAATTTATAGATTTATCCTTAGTTAAAGGGACTTCTACATATCTTCTTCCTAGTACAGTTGCTGCTGTTACAGAAGCAGTATCACGTAGAGGAACTAACGATATTGCAATGAATAGAGTTACTGCTGAAGAGTATTTACAGATCCCCGATAAAACTACACAAGCAAGATGTCTTCAATATTCTACTATGAAGGGAAGAGATAACGTAAGTTTCATAGTATGGCCTGTACCTGAGAATAGTACAGATACTGTTCGTATGCATAGTATTAGAAGATTCTTTGATTTCAATAATTCAACCGATACAGCAGATGTTCCCTATAGATATTTACCTTGCCTAACAATGGGACTAGCTTATTATCTTGGTTTTAAAAGAATGGGTATTCCCGCTACAAGGGTAGCAGCTTTAAAGATTGAATATGAAACTTTGTTAGCTAATGCTATGGCAGAAGATAGAGAACGGGCAGCAATGCTTATTAAGCCTTCTATAAGATTTGTATAGGTAGTAGAATAGGATGGTAAGAGCTTACTTTATAAGTGACAGAAGTGGATTTAGATTTCCGTATGAACAACGTATAAAAGAATCAACAGGATTTGTTGTTGGTCCTAATGAAGGTGATGGAAACTATAATTTAAAAAACCATCCTCAAAATAAGTCACCACGAATACGCGCACCAATTGTTTTGAAAGACGCAAGGCCAGAAAAGATTTTAGAATATGTTAGCAGTACTTGGACTCCAGCAGACTCAACTTCTATTATGAATTTCTTCCCTCAATTTGTATCAGGAACTACGTAAAGGTAAAAGGATAAAAAAATGGCAATCACAACAGGTGTGAATAATCAATTTAAATCAGAAGTTATGTTAGCAGAACATGATCTTGAAGATAATACACTAAAAGTTATATTAGTTTCATCATCTCAGAATGTATCAGCAGGTGGGCCTAATACTTATGCATCAGTTACAAGCCAGTTAGCAAACGGTAACGGGTATACAACAGGAGGTAAAACACTTGCTACAGTTTCAGTAAGTACTATTGATTCTTCTGGTATTGTAGACTTTGCTGATGTGAGTTGGGCTAATGCAACGTTCTCTGCAAATGGGTGTGTTATTTATAATGACAGTCATAGTAGTAAAAGTATTATAGCGGTATATGACTTTGGTGGGGAAAAATCAGCAACGAATGGTGAGTTTAAACTTGTTGTTCCAGCTCCAACATCGGCAAGTGCTGTTATCCGATTAAATTAAACAAGAAAGGCAGTGATGTAATATGGCTTTCGTTCTTAAAGATCGGGTTAAAGAAACTACTACTACAACAGGAACAGGTGCTGTTTCACTAGCAGGAGCAGCTGGAGGATTTCAAGACTTCAGTAGTGCTATTGGAAATACTAATACTACTTACTATGCTATTGTTCATCAGACATTAGATGAATGGGAAGTAGGTATTGGTACATACGGATCTGCGGGTAATAACCTTACTCGAACAACTTTACTTTCTTCAAGTTCAGGAGGAACTGTTAATTTCAGTGCAGGTACTAAAGATGTATTTGTAACTCTTCCTGCTTCTGAAGTAGTACATACCAGCGCAAGTCCTAGTTTTACAAATGTAAGTATATCAGGAAACTTAACTGTAGGTGGTATAGTCAGTGTTGGTGGTTCTCTTGTTGGTACATCTGCAACCTTTGCTGATCATGTTTCTGTTTCATCTATGACAGTTACAGGTAATGTAACTGCTACTCAATTTTACGGAGGAGGAGCTTACCTTACAGGAGTATCAGCTACTAAAGCAACTAATGTTTCAGGAGGATTTGCTGTATTAACATCGGCTCAGATATCAGCTGATGTAAGTATTGGAGGAAGTCTTTATGTAAATGTAGCAGAAGGTATTGGTGTACCTACTCCGTTAGGACAGATTCATATAGCCAAGAACGCTATTGCTGATGTAGTTAGTTTAACAGACGCTGCTGATGTTTCTATTGGATTTGCAAATGGACAGAACTTTAGTCTTACATTAGCAGATAACAGAACACTAAGTAATCCAACTAACTGTGTACCCGGACAGGTAGGAAGTATATTTATAATTCAAGACGGAACAGGTTCAAGAACATTAAGTTATGGTACAAATTGGGAGTTCCCGGCAGGAACAGCTCCAACTCTATCGACAAG